CAAGGACATTCTACATCCTGTAGGATATCAATTATTTGGTAAGTTAAAGATTATTGATTCTCAGGTTGTAGAATCAAATCTATCTGCAACAAGCACAAGTGTCTATACTAATGGTACTCTAACACAGACGGAATAAAAAAAATGAAATATCTTCACGAAATCTTCGATAAAAGTTATAAATTTGGTGAGCTAAGTACAGATAGACATGGTTCTACTCATGCAAGATTTAATTCACCAAAAGGTGAATATTCCGCATTTGCTGCAAATAAACACGTAAATAATGCTGGTGGTTATATGTCTGCTCAACATTCAAGTGAAGGAAAGACAGCCGACATTTCATTTGATTTTTCTAATCCAGATATGCACACTGATGATCCAACAGGACTTGAAGGCAGCGAGTCACATAAGATATTTTCTTCAATTAAAACTGTATTGAAACATCATCTAAAGGCTAATCCTCACGTAACACACGTTATGTTTTCATCTAAGGATAGTGATGGAGGTCGAACAAAATTATATCATCATATTGCTAAGAAGATTGATCCTAACTATAAATCTGGTCCATATAGTAATTCAGAAACCTATTTTCATGCAAAGGCAGATAGATTAAAATGAAATATCTTAAAGAAATACTCGATAGTTATTATCCTTTTAGATATGTTAAACATCCTAATGAGCATCAATATAAATTTAAAACATCTAAAGGAAAATCATTGTCTGTTGGTATTGAGCATCATAAAAATAAGGCTGTCGTGACTCTACAGGACGAAGATAGATTTGGTGGTGGTGCATTCGATGCTCATGGTGACGAAGGTCATTCTGCTCATAAAGTATATTCTACTGTAGGACATATTATAAAGAAGCATATGGAAGATCATCCTCATATTGAATCAATGCATTTTGATGGTTTTACTACAAGTCAGCATAAACTATATGGTATAATGCTTAAACATACTGCACATAAATTCGGAATGAATTATGACGAAGAATCTAATCCTTATGGTAAAAGTATATATCATATAAAGAAGCCTAATAAATAAAACAAAAGTAAAAAGGATTCTCGATGACTGCCAGTCTGTCAATTAAAAATAGCATCAATAACCTTGAAAATCTATTCAACGATATCAATGCTGCCAATAATGCATATTATTTCTTTGTAGGTCATACATTACCTTGGCCTGATGATACTAATCCTCCTGCCGCCGCAGCATCTATTGTTCAGACAGAACAAAATATATATCATGAAATGGTATTTGGCAAGCAAATTACCAATAACAACATCGCATTTCTTATTCCTAATATACCTTGGACTCCAAACACAGTATATACTGCCTACGATTATAATAATCCAAATTACTATGGTTCTAATTCTTATGTTGTAACCAGCACCTATTCAGTGTATAAATGTATTGACAATAATAGTAATGGTCCTTCTACTGTACAACCTTTCATTACTCCTACTGTTGGTACATTCCAGACTTCAGACGGTTATACATGGAAATATATGTATACAGTTCCGGTTAACGCCAATACAGCCTTTACTACAAATCAATTCATTCCTGTAGTTCCTAATACATATGTAGCCAATAATGCTATTCCCGGTTCACTCGATGTTATTCGAATTAATAATGGTGGAGCAAACTGGCAAGCCTATGAACATGGATATCTTAATTCTGTAATCAGTCAACAGACATTCATTCTAGACGCTAATGCTGTCAATGTAGACAACTTTTATACAGGATCATCACTTTATCTTAAGTCTGGTCTAGGTGCCGATCAGATCAGACCTATTGTATCCTATAGCGGAGCCAACCAGACTGTAACTGTTTCTCCTGCATTCAATACATTTGTTAATATACAACTTAATAGTGCAGATATAACAGGAACCTTTTTGATCGGTGAAACCGTAGTTCAAAACATTGTATATTACAATTATCTTTACGGTGCTGGTTCATTCAATACTAACGATCTTTTGATTCAGTCCGACTCTCAGGCTTCTGGTTATGTTTCACATGCCAATACAACCTCAATGCAGTTGTATAATGTATCAGGAACATTTAATCCAAATAATTATCCTATCTTTAACTCAACAGATTCTCTTTACAATCTAACAGGAACAGTAAGCATTACTTCTGGTTCTAATACACTTACTGGTGTAACAGCAAATCTTCTTACTCTTAGTGTCAACACCTATATTCAAGTCGGTAATAATGCCAATCTTAATGTAAGAAGAATTTCATCTATTACAAATAGTACACAGGCTCACGTATCAGTTCCTTTTAATTATACTCTTGTAGGTAACTCATTCGCTCAGGTTAATAATGCTGTCGAACCTACAAGTTTTCTTGTAACAAGTTCAAATGGCGTAATTACTCAGTTGAATACTAATTCTATTATGATTCAATATGGTAATCTAAGTTCTAACGGAATTACATTTATTCCGGGTGAAGTCGTAAAAGAAGTAGACATCAATAATGTTGATCAGTCATCTAATGGTATTATTTCTTTTGCTAATTCTACCTCATTGATTATTTCAAATATTAATGGTACTCTATTGATCGGAGACTTCATCATTGGACAGTCTTCAGCTTTAAAGGCTCAGATTACCGGAATCAAAACATATCCTAATATTACCTTAGCAAATGCTTTGGGAACATTCATTACTGGTATTAAGGTATATGCACAATATGCTAATGGTGTTACATCAGGATCAGGAACATGTGTTTCTTATTCATATACACCTTCAAAGAACACAGAATATATTATTTCACCTACAGTAGTTATTAATGGTGATGGAAATGGAGCAGCAGCCTATTCTGTAGTCAATACTGCACCCGGATCAGTTCTGGAAGTTTCAGACATTGTTATGATCAATACGGGAAATAGCTATACATACGCCACAGCATATCTTTCATCTAATGCACTCTATGGTTATAATGCCTCATTATACCCTGTTGTAAGCCCCGTACAGGGTCATGGAGCAGACGCCGTTACAGAGCTAGGTGCAAAATTTGGTGGTATCTCTATGACCTTTGATACGGCAGCAAATGAAAATTATTACTATCCTTCTTACGGTACATATCGTAAGGTCGGGATTATCAAAAATCCTCTATTTTCTTCTCTTTATGTATCTCATTCTGCACCTAATAGACTGAATATGACTATTCAGGGTGTTAGCGGATCATTTAGTAATGGTGAAATCATTTATCAATATAGCACAAATGCTGCTGCCTTGATAAAGAGTGTTAATAGTACATTTATTCAAATTGATAACATCAACGGAACATTTACTTCTAATGCCGCTCAGACTGGTGTTAACAATATGATTGTCGGTTTGACATCAAATGCTCTGGCAAATGTTGTTGTTACAAATAGTGTCAATTTTAGTATTACTTCTAATAATCAACCTCTGTATCAGTCTTTGTCTAATACGACTGGCATTCTCACAAACGTAATCAATTCTTCAATGGTCGTGTTAGGTAATGTTAGCGGTAATTTCTTAGCTAATTCAACAATATACGATCCTACTAATAATGCACATGCTAATGTATTAAATTTTTATGTAGCCAACGGATCACAGTTAACAACAAACTTTGGACAGAAGTTCGACCAGAGTGTAAGAATTACATTATCTTCAAATAATAATCTTCCATTCCAAGTCAATGAAACTGTTGCTCAATATGCATCCAATTCTACTGGCACAGTCTATAATGTTGCAAACGAATTAGATTTTATTATAGCCAACGTTTCAGGTACATTCTCTCTAGGAACAGTATTGACCGATAATACAACATTTGCAAATGGAATTATTACATTTGCAAACAATTCATATATAAAGATAACTGCTGCTAATGGTTCTTTCAATAGTGGCGACACAATATCTTGCCTAACAGGAAATGGAGTTATTACATCTGTTCTTAGTGTTATCGTATTAAATGCGACTTATGGAACTTTCGTATACAATCATAATATCTACGGATGGACATCAGGAGCTATCGGATATACAGGTATTGCAAATACTATAACATATCCTGATTTAGTTTTCAATAGTGGTGAAGTTTTGTATATAAATAATATACAACCATTTACACTAGGCTCAAATACAAAAGAAGTATTTCTGACTACATTACAATTTTAAGGGAATAAATGAGTAACCAGCTTGATACAAACTTAAATCAGTCACCTTACTTTAATGATTACGATTCATCAAAGCAATACTATTATGATTTATTCAAGCCTTCTACTGCTGTTCAGACTCGTGAACTTAACGTTCTTCAGGACATGCTATATAACCAGATTTCAGGTATTGGCAACAATCTCTATATATCAGGTACAATTATTCAAGGTTGTAATATTACAACAAACAGAAATCTTAATTATGTAAAGATTCTTGACACATACGCAAATGGTGCTGCATTAAACATCAATAATCTTGTAGGATATAATGTAGTATCAAATTCTGGTCTTTCTGCTGTTGTATATTATGCTCAGCCGGGTTATGTTGCAACTTCACCTAATCTTAATACTCTTTATGTTGGTTATTTGAATTCTGCTGTCAATACAACTACAAATACTGTCATTAAAACATTCCAAAATGATGAAGTATTGAACATCGTTAATGCTTCTAATACAGTCGTATCTCAGATTACAGTAGCCAATACAATTTCATCTGGTTCTTCTAATACTACAGGATATGGATATAGTCTTTCTGTCGATGATGGTCTAATCTTCCAAAAGGGTAGAGTCCTTAATGTAATCGGACAGACATTAATTGTTTCACCTTATTCAAATGCTCCTAATAATATTTCAGTAGGATTTTCTTCTGTTGAATCTATCATTACTGCATATCAGGACGAAACATTATTCGACAACTCACAAGGCACAAATAAGAATGCTCCGGGTGCAGATCGTCTACAGATCGTTCCTACTCTTATTACTATTACATCTACAGATGCCGGAACATTAGGAAACAATTTCTTTTCTATTGTAGACTTTATTAATGGATCACCATCTTATATTAATCAGGATACACAATATAATGTAATCGGAAAACAGATTGCATCATTATCATCAGATACAAATGGTTCATTCATTATTAATCCATTTAATATCCGTCTAAAGCAGATTTACTTTGCTAATAACACATTAGACACTGGTAACATGAGACTTGAAATTGACTCAGGTAGTGCATATATCAATGGTAACAAAATAAATCTTGTAGGTCAACTTCTTTCTGTAATGAAAAAAGGTGTCGATTATAATCAGTCTTCACAGCAGATTCTTACTGCTCAAATGGGAAATTACTTGCAAGTTCAAGAAGTTGCTGGTATATTCGACCCTACAATCATTCAGACTGTCCAGTTGAGAAGCTCACCTTCTTATGCCGTATCTAATGGTCTTGCCAAGGGTATTACACCTAATAACCTTCCTCCTGCTGGTAGTCAGATCGGTACGGCCACTCTTGTAGGATTTCAGTACATTTCAGGAACAGAATCAACTCCTAATGGTCAGTTCTATGCATATCTTTCAAATATTTCTATTAACTCTGGTTCATTCGCAAACGTAAGATCAATTTATGCAAATAATGGTGGTGTTATTGGTATTGCCGATATCATCCAACAAAATAATACTACGATTCTTCAAAATCCTGCTTTTGCTCCTAGAGTATATTCATTTAATCAAAATGCAATCAAGACACTAAAGACTGCATCTAACACTATTGACACACAGTTCGAATATAGAGCAAAAACAAGTGTATCATTCGCCAACACTGGTAATGCTACTATTACTGTATCATCATATACAGGTGGTAACAATGTATTGCCATATGGTACAGGTAATTTAAATTCATTACAGATGACTTCAGATATCATCGTTGTATGTGAAACTAATGTTGCAACTGGTAATATTTCAGGTTCATTCTCTGCAACCTCAACAGGAAACGTAGTTACTGGTTTCAGTTCAAATCTTAATAACATTTCTTATCTTGGTGTCGGCTCATTCATTACACTTGCCAATACCACAAGTTCAGAAACAAAACAAATTTCAACAATCACAAATTCTACATCATTGACTACTACCATTCCCTTCTCTACAACATGGTCTACAGTCAATGCTTATGTCACCTATCTAGCTGGTGATCCTATTCCATTAAGTGCCGCCAATGCCTCTGTAAACGTCACTAACGCTACATCAATGGTTATATCATTGCCTGTCAGCGAAACATCTTCATTCAACGCTACAGTGTTCTATAATGTATTAAGAACCGCTGCTGCTCCTGCTACAAAGAACTATCAGACTACCATTTATGCAAAGATTGACTGTTCAAATAATGCTGGTAATACAGTTGGTCCTTGGTGTTTGGGTCTTCCAGACGTTGTAAGTATCTCTAATGTTTGGGTCGGAACAACATATTCAAATACAAATACATCAGCCACAAGTAAATTCAGATTAGATGGTGGTCAAAGAGACGCATCTTACAATCTTGCTTACCTTCAGTCAAATGGTATTACACTTAGCACTTCAAATAAAATTCTTGTAGAATTACAGTGTTTTATTCCAAATTATTCAACAAGTCAGGGTTACTTCAGTGTAGACTCTTATCTTGTCGATGATACTGGTCAGACTGCAAATAGTATCTATACATACCAGATTCCTACATATAATTGTATTGCACTTCAACAGCTAATTAATCTTCGAAGCGCCATCGACTTCAGATTCTATGCTCAGAATACAATTCCTTATATTGGTAATACTGCTCTTGCTATTGCCAACGTTGCAATTATTAATCCTAATTCAACATTCACATATACATCATCAAATTATTATGCACCTGATCCAAATAGTCTTATCGAAACCTCATTACAATACTATATGGGTCGATATGATACTGTAGGTATTTCTAATAATGGTAATATCATTATCAAATCAGGAAATCCATCAGAAAATCCAATTCCTCCGGGTGCTGTATCTGCTGGCATGACATTAGGAACAGTTTATATTCCTCCATATCCTTCATTAACAAGTGATATTATTGTCAATAGTATTAATCCATTTACGCCTACTGTATCTGTTAATTATAATTCAAATAAGAGATATACAATGGCAGATATTGGTAATCTTGACTCTCGTCTACAACAAGTAGAATACTATACATCACTTTCTGTATTAGAACAGTCAGCCCAAAATCTATTGTTGACAAATCAGGCTGGTTCTAATAGATTCCAGACAGGAATTCTTGCTGATCCTATGCAAGATTTCTCTATTGCCAACACAAATGATCCTTCCTTCAATATCGCTATCGATTCTGAAAACTCTGTTGCTCGTCCTACATATAATCAGTCACTAACTGATTTGGTATTCAACAGTGTTGCTAATGATAACGTTGTTCTTTCAAATAATGGAAGACTTATTACTCTAAATTATACACAAGCAGCCAATGCATTTATTTCTCAGCCATTCGCTTCTCAAGAAAGAAACTGTTCACAAGAAACACTATATGTATGGCAAGGTACAGTAACTCTTTCTCCTGAAGGTGATTACTTCCCCGATGTTACAACAAATCCTGCTGTTGTCGTCAATCTAAATGAATATAGTAATTGGGTATCACTTGCCAATGCTTGGGGTACACAGTGGGGTAACTGGAATGAAGTAGCTGCAAGCAATAATAATCAGCAGATTAATTATGCTAATGGTCTTACAACAAATATTACAAGTACAACTCAGACTTCTACTGAAGTCGGTACTAAGATTTCTGTAACCACAAGTAATACATCACAGTCATTCGGCACATATCTTACAAGCGTAGTCCTACAGCCTTATTGTCGTTCTCTCTTGATCTTATTCAATGCTAACGGTCTTAAGCCTTCTACACAGTTCTGGACATACTTTAACGACACAAATGTTACAAATAATTGTGTGCAGATCAGTTCTGCCAATTTATCAAACTTTAGTGTTGTTAGCAATACATCATTAATGTCTGATAGCAATGGAAATCTTTATGGATTATTCTTAATTCCGGCATCAACATTCAATTCAGGAACTATTAATTTTCAGTTAATGGATATTCCAAATCTTACAACTCAGAATAACATCATTACATCTATTGCGTCAACACAATATTTTGGAACAAATCTAGCATATACTCAGAATGCTTTGGACCTTAATACTACACAAGCACAATTGTCTTATACTACTGTATCTAATACTATTACTACAACTAATACATTAACTATTAATACACAAAGTATTATTAATAATATCTATAATAATCAGTATAACATTAGTAATAAAACTACGAATTATTATACTGACCAAAATTATTATACAAATAATAGTTATTATACAATTAATCAGATTACAAATGCCATTGATAGTAGTTCTCTAGGTGGTAATCCTTCTAACATTCAAAATCAAGGTAATTCTAGAACAGGTCAGGGTTCCGGTGGAGCTTCTGGTTCTGATCCTATTGCTCAGTCATTCTATGTAAGTGATTCTATTATACCTAATGCTGTCGAAGGTGTATATGCTACATCATTGGATGTATTCTTTGCTGCTAAAGACCCTAATCTTGGTATTACA